AGAATACAGGGAGTTTATCGGCACGAAATTTGCATCTGCACCAGCCAAAGTCGCGATTGCAGGTGCCAAGGTTTCTCCGCTGGCAAAGCACCATCAGCGGGCCGCAGTTGACTTTGCTCTTGAGCGTGGCAGGTCGGCCCTGTTCCTGGATACCGGTTTAGGTAAGTCGTTTTGTCAGCTCGAATGGGCGCGCATAGCGGCCGAGGAAACCGGCAAGCCATCATTGATCTTGACGCCGCTTGCCGTTGCCGCTCAGATGGTTCGAGAGGGCGTCAAGTTCGGGATCGAGGCGCATCAGGTACGCGATCAGTCGGAAGTTGTCGGATCGGGCGTTTACGTCGCAAACTACGAGCGACTGCCAAAGCTGGACCCCAGTGCTTTTGGTGCTGTTGCTCTCGACGAAAGCTCAATACTTAAGGCGTTCCAGGGGACAACGCGGAAGCGTTTACAGACGGCGTTTGAGAATACGCCGTTCCGCTTGGCTCTGACCGCCACGCCCGCGCCGAACGACCACATGGAGTTAGGCCAGCACGCTGAGTTTCTTGGCGTGATGAATTCAAACGAGATGCTTGCGCGGTGGTTTATATCGGATCAGACCAAGATGGGCGCGTACCGCCTGAAAGGCCACGCGGTCAGGCCATTTTGGGAATGGGTCGCGTCATGGGCGCGCGCCGCAGTTTTACCGTCTGACCTTGGCGGCGATGATACCGGTTACATCTTGCCCGATGTTGATCTGCACACACATGAAGTTGAAGTTGACTTGATGCAGGGCGCGGATGACGGGATGTTGTTCCGAATTCCTGACCAGTCGGCGACAGCCATTCACAAGGAAAAAGCATTGACTCTGGAAGAGCGTTGCCGCCGTGTGGCTGATCTTGCCGATCATGGCAAGCCGGTGACGATCTGGTGCGAGCGAAACGACGAAAGCGCGCGCATTGCCCAAATGATACCAGACGCCCGTGAGGTTCGTGGCGACATGACAGCAGATCGCAAAGAGGAATTGCTGCTTGGCTTTGCCGACGGCGACTTTCGCGTGATCGTATCCAAGCCAAAGCTGGCCGGGTTTGGCGTTAACTGGCAGCACTGCGCGCATGTGATCTTTTCAAGCATTACGCACAGCTATGAGCAGTTTTACCAAGCTTTGCGCCGGTCGCACCGGTTCGGGCAATCTGAATGTGTCCGCTGTGACGTGGTGTTTTCCACGACTGAGCGTGACATCTGGAACAACTTGGTGCGCAAGCGCGGCGATCATGACGCCATGAAAGAACATATGAGGCGTGCTATGACCGGCGCGCAAACGGAAAGCGAACTTCACCGCGCACATGGAACTTTGAATGTTCGTATGCCAGAATTCATCAAGGAGGAAGAAAATGCAGGGTGAACAATACGAAGGTAAAAACTGGTCACTTGTGAACGGGGACTGCGTTGAAGTTATGGCGCAAATGCCGAACAACAGCATAGACCATGCGTGCTTTTCGTCGCCGTTTGGTTCGCTCTACATCTACAGCGATAGCGAGCGCGACATGGGTAATTCGCGAGGATCGGAGGACTTCAATCGCCACCATCAGTTCATGGCTGATGAGTTGTTTCGCGTCATGAAGCCGGGAACGGTGATCTGTGATCATGTTAAAGACACAGTATTTTATCAAGGCAGCAGCGAAACTGGCGAGGGCGGCGTCTATCCGTTTAGCGATGATGCGCTTGCAAACTACCGCCGCGCGGGGTTTGTTTTGCGTGCGCGTGTGACAGTCTGGCGCGACCCGGTACGCGAGCGCGACAAAACCAATCATGAAAGATTGCTTTACGGGAACATCGGAAAAAATAGCCGCGTCTGCGCGATGGGCATGCCTGAATATATTCTCGTGATGCGCAAGGAAAGCAAAGGGATTAAGATTGGCGACCCGGTGCGCCACGCTATCGACAAGTGGGGCGAAGAAAGCGCGCTGGAGCAGGCTAGCGAAATTGCGGCGGAGGACGCCCAGCGCATGTTAAAGCGCGGCATGATCGACGGTGATGTTTCAGAAGCGCTCATGGAAAAGCTTGCGGAAATGAGCCGCTTTTCTTTGCCTCAGTGGCAGGAATGGGCGTCACCAGTGTGGATGAATACGCGCCAGATGGACGTGGTGCATGGACGGTTTTACAAGAATCGATACAAATCCGACGGCGACGAACGGCACATCTGCCCAATGCCGCTAGATTTGATAGATCGGTGTTTGACGCTCTATTCCAGTCCTGGGGACGTAGTATTTGACCCGTTCAGCGGCGTAGGTTCAACAGGTTACACCGCCGCGCGCATGGGCCGAAAATTCTTCGGAAGCGAACTCAAATCGGAATACGCTGCACAAGCTGCAAAGATCATTCAGGAAGGGGCAAACGAAATTGGCGACCTCTTGACGGTGAACGACGGATGACCCTCCGTCCATACCAGCAAGAGGCGGTTGACGCTGCGGTGTCGTGGATGCGCCGCAGCGTTGACCCGGCGGTAATGGAAGCCGCGACGGGCGCGGGCAAATCCCATATAATCGCATCTATCGCGCACCACATTCATAGCGCCACGGGCAAGCGGGTGCTGTGCCTCGCACCCAGCGCCGAGTTGGTCATGCAAAACCGCGCCAAGTATTTGGCAACCGGCAACCCATGCAGCACATTCAGCGCAAGCGCAGGCGCTAAGGAATTGCGTCACCCGGTTGTGTTCGGATCGCCGCTTACCGTCAAAAACAGGATCAGCCGGTTTCAGAAGCAGGGCTCGGAAGGATATGCGCTTGTTGTCGTGGACGAGGCGCATGGCGTGACACCAACGCTGCGGAGCATCATCGACGCCATGCGGATCGGCAATCCCAATCTGCGCGTACTTGGCTTGACCGCCACGCCATACCGCCTCGGCAGTGGGTATATCTTTCGGGAGTGGCCGGACGGGCATGTCAACCCTGACGGCGCGTGCCGTGAACCCTATTTCCAAAAGTGCGTTTATACCATCGGCGCGCGGCCGCTGATTGACGACGGATACCTGACGCCGCCGGTCATTGGCGGGACCGGCGCGGAAGGGTATGACACCGCTGGTCTTGTCGCCAATGCGCGCGGGCAATTTGACGCCGACGCCGTGGATCAAGCGTACCACGGACACGGGCGCAAAACGGCGGCCATCGTCGCGGACGTTGTGGCGCAGTCTCGCGACCGAAAAGGCGTGATGATTTTTGCCGCCACGGTGCAGCACGCTCACGAGGTCATGGCCAGCCTGCCGCCGCACTTGTCCGCCATCGTGACGGCAGAGACGAAAGCCAATGAGCGCAAATCCATTTTGCGGCGTTTCGTGGCGCGCGAGATTAAATACCTGGTCAATGTCTCGGTCCTGACGACCGGGTTTGATGCGCCGCACGTTGATGTAATTGCCATGCTGCGCAAAACGGAAAGCGTCGGCTTGTTGCAGCAGATCATAGGACGCGGCCTGCGCCTCGATGACGGCAAGAAAGATTGCCTTGTGTTGGATTACACCACGAACATTGAGGACCATTGCCCGGATGGCGACCTGTTTGCGCCGATAGTGCGTGCTGGATTGGCGGCTGGTGAAGGTGAAGGTATAAAAGCAATTTGTGAATGGTGCGACCACGTAAACACATTTTCCATGCGGCCCGACGCCGAGGGATACGACGTGGATGATCACGGGTATTGCGTCGGGACGGATGGCGTGCGCATCGAGACTGAGCACGGGCCGTTGCCAGCGCATTTCGGGCGGCGGTGCTGGGGCCAAGTGAAAGTAGGGTCGCGCGGCGAACACGCACGCTGCGAATACCGCTGGACCAGCAAGGAATGCCCGCACTGCGGTGAGCCGAATGACATAGCTGCACGCTATTGCAGCGAATGCAAAGGAGAAATCGTTGACCCGAACGAAAAGTTGCTTGGCGAGTTTCGGGAGATGAAGCGCGACCCGACACGCCGCCAAACGGATCAGGTGGTTTCCATGAGTGTTCGGCCGGGCGTGTCCAGCAAAGGCAACAAGACCATCCGCGTGGATTTTGTGACGCCGTATCGGTCTTTTTCGGTATGGTATTTGCCGGAGGCAACGTTTTCGCGGGCCGTTCGCGAATGGCAGACATTTTCCGCCGCAACGAATAGCGGTGAACGCCAGCCCGAGACGGTGACATATCAAAAAAACCCTGGCAGCGGGTTTTATCGCGTTTTTGGTTTTGACCAGCGCGCCGACGAGGAACCGGAGGGGGCGAGACATGCGGCTGGATGATATCATGGCTGCAGGCGTGCCGGTGTACGGCGATACATCGTTTCGAGGAAAGTGCCCGCCGGAGCATGTCGAGCAGGCCACATTTTTCAGCATGCTGAGGCGTGAGCGGCCTGCCACATGGGGCCGACTGGCGTTGCATCCTCGAAACGAACAACAACTGCGCGGCGGTCAGCATCGAGCATTGATCCGTCACAAAGCCGAGGGGATGACGCCAGGCGCATCTGATATAATCATCCCGGCGCGTGTGGCGTTCGTTTGCGAGATGAAGCGCGCCGATCATACCAAAAGCAAATGGCAGGACGGCCAGCGGGAATATCTTGCAGAGGCAAACAATGTTGGCGCGTTTGCCTGCGTAGCGCTTGGCGCCGAGGCTGCTTGGGTTGCGCTTTTGGACTGGGAGGCGTCACTTGCCTAGCGATGACTGGCGCCCGTCAAGGCAGCTTGCAGACCTTTTAAGCGGCAAATTGGCATGGGGTGACGCTAGCCCGGCGGTGGAGTCATGGGCGCGTTTGCATATATACCAAGGCGCGTGCTCGGTTCTGGATTTGCCGACCAAAGGCGAACGGCGAAACGCGCTTGGTAAAATACCGGCCAGCGTCAGACCGCATGTCGAGGCCGAGGCGATGCGAATTCACAAAATCAGAATGCAGAAACCGAAATAGGTTGTTTGTTGCGCGCGCAGAAAATGCGCGAAGTCACTTTTTGACCCTACTTTTCGTGTTGATACCCATAGCCTGCGTTTTTGCGCATGGCGGCGTTTTCAGCGGCCGCAAACAGCTTCATTTTTTCGAGGGGATCGGTGGGGATCGGATTTTTTTTAACCTGACGATCTTTGAACGGAAGCTCATGTCTGGCTGCCATTGTCCTGACCGCCTCGATGCATACTCCAAGGCGGTCGGACGCTTGGCGCATTGTCAAGCCATCATCCGCACAGGCGATGTAGTCTGCAAGCTTGTTTTTCTTGGGTCGAGGCATGGTCTACTCCGTGTCAGGTCGAGCGCGACGCGGTTGGTATCGGCAGGCTATGTTGCAGCCATCCTGACCGCCGGACTTGTTCCCGGTGGTTAAAGGTTGACTGTTGCGCCGCGCTCTGGAGGCCAGCCACAGCTTGCAAGTAACGGCTTGGCGCTGTGCCTACCGCCCGTAGCTGACCACCGGAATGCGGACCCGCGTTGATAACTGGACGCGGCCCCAGCCCCCGGTGCACCGGAGTTGCAGGATGGAGGGCAAGTCGCCGGATAGTGGCGCTGTCACCTCGGGCCTGCCGCCCTTGCCGGGTCTCCCCGGCAGACAGGTCGAGCGCGGAACACGGTTGTGTGGATGGCCGCTTCACGCGCCGGGGGGTGGCTCCACTCTGCCGATCCGGCCCCGCGTCACGCGCCGCGCTCGGGAGGCCCATCCGGCGGTCATACCGCTCGGCACGCGCGAACCCGGTGCAATCACACGCGCGTGTGGATGGGCCGCCGGAAAGCGACTCAGGAAAAGCCCCCGACGCCAAAGCGCCGGGGTAGTTCCAACAGGGAGGAAGAGAGAGGGCTACACGCGCGTCCCGCGCCCCCGTGCAGGCTTCGACCAAGGCGGAGTAATCGCCCCGCGCGCTTGTATTCGTGGGTGAGTTTGTCATTCTGCGGCCTCAG